CGATGCTGGCGTTCCTCATGAGCCTGATGTTACTAAGCCTCACTCTACTACTGTCTTTTCATTTCCAATGAAACTACCAGAAGGTTCAGTAGTTCGCGAAGAGGTAGACGCCATTAAGCATCTAGAGCTCTGGTTGAAGTACCAGCGTCACTGGTGTGAGCATAAGCCGTCTGTGACTATCAACGTGAAAGAGGAAGAGTGGCCAAGAGTCGGAGCATGGGTATACGATCACTTTAATGAGATGTCTGGTGTTTCATTCCTACCTTATGACGGTGGAACATATCGTCAGGCTCCATATGAGACAATAACAAAAGATGAATATGAAGCGGCGATTATAAATATTCCAACTGAAGTAGACTGGGACGCTCTTGTAGAGTTATCAGATCAGGTAGAGGGGGCTCAGACACTAGCGTGTTCAGCAGGAAACTGTGAGATATGAGTGACGAATGGCAGAATGGCTATAGAGCCGGCTATGAAGCCGGCTTTGAAGCAGCTAAACATCTTTACCATAATATTAAATCAACATCAGTAACGCAGATTCATGATCCCGGTAATGATACTAATGATATTGAGAGGGTGTATGAAAAAGCATATGGTAAAGACATCTATGAACAGATGAAAAAAGCACACGATAACAAATAAAGGTAATACATGAAAAAAATAATAACAATATTACTACTAACTACCGGTGTCGCTTATGCAGATCCAATAGTTGTAGAACCTATTCTACCTAATCCCGTTATGACTCCTGGGGTATCTGATCCAAGAGGAACTAGAGAGAATATCTGTCTTTCTGGCTACTCTGGCTCCGTGAGAAACGTTCCTAATAGAGTAAAACAACAGGCGTTTGATCTTTATCATCTAGATCGAACTAAAGATAAGTATGAGATCGATCATCTTATTTCACTCGAGCTCGGTGGGTCTAATGATATTAAGAATCTCTGGCCACAGTCTTATACCACAAAGCCATGGAACGCTCATGTAAAAGATAAACTAGAGAATAGACTACATCGTGAGATATGTGATGGTATCTTAACAGTACAGGAAGCACAAGAAGCGATTAAGACAGATTGGATCAAGACGTATTGTGAGAAGTATGATGATATGGAAGAACAGTGCTCCGAATATCTCAATAAGGAGAAGAATAAATGAAAGTAGACGCAGAACTATTTGATCTGTGCAAGGATTTTATTAGAGAATATAAAATTACTAGCGAAGAAGATATTTTAAACGACGAGCACATCAATAACAACTGTTTAGATCTAATTAAAGATATTTGTGATCTTATTGGTTATTATGAAGAAGAGAATATGGACGATCTATTTGATGAGGAATAAATATCCCGAAGGAGATTCGGGATGTGGTATTATAATGGTGAAGCGTTTGTAGAAAATATTGGTAGTTATATTGGATTTGTCTATATGATTACCAATACTACTAATAATAAAAGATATATCGGCAAAAAGAACTTCTATTTTGCTAAGACTAAGCAGATAAAAGGTAAGAAGAAAAGATATAAAGTAGAGTCTGACTGGAAAGACTACTATGGCTCTAACGACAGATTAAATCAGGACGTAAATCTCATAGGAAAACATAATTTCACCAGAGAAATATTAAGACTTTGCTCTTCTAAAGGTGAGATGACCTACTTTGAAGCGAAATATCAATTTCAAAACGCAGTACTAGAGTCAGAAGACTGGTACAACTCTTGGATCATGTGTAAAGTAAGAAAGAATCATTTGACATTTCTAAAGAAATAATGTATAATTTAAATGATGAAAGGAGTATATTATGCCACATCCACATAAAAATCGTCCACGTAAAGGTCGCCGTAAGATCGGCTCAAACAAGCGCAAGGCTCGTAGACTAAAAGGACGTAAAAAGAAGTAATTCTTAATACACTCCTGTAGAACAATTGGTCAGTTCTCGCTGCTCATAACAGCGCGGTTACAGGTTCGAGTCCTGTCGGGAGTACCAAATATTGAAAAGGATATATGATGAAATACGTGATTTTTGTATTATCTCTACTAGTTGGCACTTGGAATACAGCCAGCGCCGGATTTATCGATGACCTATTTGGTAATTCTCAGGTAGAGAGGGTCAGCTACGGTAAACAATCTAAACATATAAATACTTATTCCACTGGGCACCATAACGCCTCGTGGTATAATGACCGAAGTGGACGGACAGCTTCGGGTATGAGAGCCACCTATGGTGTAGCTCATAGAACACTTCCATTTGGCACGAGGGTATTAATTACTAACCCTTCGAATGGAAGATCAGTAACAGCCGTCGTAACCGATAGAGGGCCATTCGTCAGAGGTAGAACACTCGACGTAAACCAAAACGTAGCCAATGCCCTCGGCTTCAAATCTCATGGAATAGCACGATTACATATGCTAGTGCAGTGACTATTCGGTTACGCATAAAAGAAAGGTAACTATATGAAGAAGATTATCCTAGCTGCAGCGGCAGCTGCTACAGTGTTTGCGATGAGCGGCGCTGTAGAAGCAAGAGTTCGTCACAGCAAGAATACTCAGTATTCAACAAACTTAGAAGAAGACTACTCAAACCCATTCTCTGAGATATTTGGTGGAACAACTTCTACCGGAGAGAGTTGGCACGTTAGTCCACGCGTGACTTTCAAGACTAGAAAGCAGGCGCGTGCTTACTATCAACACGAAGAAGAGCAGTATGGATTCGGACACGCTTCAGGTTCGCTTGTAGCATACGGATACGATCTGCAGCGTAGAGGCTTTCGTGTATCAGAACATCCATCGTTTGGTGGTGTTCATCACGTCCATGCCAATCATTCAGCGCACTACTCTGGTAATGCGATTGATATAAACGTTGGTCGTGGAGTCGTAGAAGCCCGTTCACAATACGCACATAGATTTGACCAATTAGCAGCTGAAGCAAGAGCTGCTGGTTATACAGTTCTCTGGAGAGTGCCCGGTCACTACGACCACATTCATATCCAGAAATAATAACGTGGGAGGCAATGTCCGTGCCTCCCCTTTTCTAGTTAATGGAGATAGAATTGAGTCTAGACAAAGAAAAAGAAACAACAATTCCTTCAATAGAAGATCATCACTACCTGATGTTCAATAGCGATTTTAACGCTAGTTCTAGTGGCGATGCTATCTCTTTCATTATCGCTAGAAACTTAATAGCAAAGAATCGCCCTAAGCAGATTAAGATGATCATCAACTCTCCAGGCGGAGAAGTTCCTTCTGCATTCGCTCTCATCGACACTATGAAGGGTTCTAAGATACCTATATATACGTATGGGTTAGGTGAGATCGCCTCTTGTGGACTACTTACATTTATCGCCGGAGCGAAGGGGCATAGATATATAACAAGAAACACTGCAATCTTATCGCATCAATTCTCTTGGGGTTCTATTGGTAAAGAACACGAATTGATGGCCCAAGTTAAAGAGTTTAATAATACAAGTCAAAGAATAATTGAACACTATAAGCGCTGTACTGGACAGACAGAAGCAAATATAAAGAAATATCTATTACCAGCAGAAGATGTCTGGTTAACACCAAAAGAAGCAATTAAATTTGGACTAGCTGACGAGATCGTTGATTTTTACTGAGGAGATATAGAATGACTATGATTAGATTGAATCCGGATGAAGTCTTTAATACAGACAGTTCGGAGTATGAGATTTTAGGAAATGCAGTACTTAAGATCAAGGACGTAGAGGGAGCTGTTCTTGAGATTGGCTCTCGTCGCGGCGGATCTGCAAAAATCATCATTGATATGCTGGAACACAACGGTGATACAAATCGCTCTATGTTCTGTGTAGATCCATACGGTAACATTGATCTAGAAATTACAAACATCAATGCTTCTATTCACTATCCTGGTAAGCATCAGGTAGAAGGCGATCCGATATCTAAGGACGTCTCTTTCCCAACGAAGTTTGACTACACAAACACGATGAGAAATAGAGTCATTCCTTCTCTATACTATTACGCTTATTCCAAAGGTCTAAACTTCACGTTCTTCTGTCTGGAAGATACAGAGTTCTTCAAGAGATATCCAGACGGCGTTCCTGTCTATGACGAAGTTAAGAAGGTCGAAGACAAGTTTGCATTCGTATTCTATGATGGCCCACATACGAATCAAGCAGTGATCGACGAGCTAGAATACTTCCTACCAAAGACACCTGTCGGTGGAGCGTATGTATTTGACGACATATGGATGTACGATCACGATATGATCGAGAGAGATTATCTATTTAAGAATGGTTTTGAGATTTTAGAAAAGCAAAAGATCAAGGCTTCTTATGTTAAGCAAAGATAAAGAGACAGCATTAGAAGTTGTAGCCACGATTGTTCTAATCACAGGAGTGGCTCTAACTTCTTTTAACATCTATCCGATGAACATATATGTCAGCCTTGTTGGTAATTCTCTTTGGCTGGTATTAGGACTGTGTTGGAAAAAATGGTCTCTTATTATAATTCAAGTAGTCGTAACTATTATATACATAGTAGGCATGGCTAAGTTTTTTTTAATTTGACACTACTTGAATTATATGATATAATATATATCTACATGTATGGAGGTAGCAATGTTTAAGAGTGATCTTGAGATTATGGTAGAGAATGATATGGCTTCTAAAGGATACGATCCTAATTTGATCACGTCAATTAGAAAATACTGGGAGGAATACTTCAATGGGAATTGAGATCTATTCAAAAGATGGTTGTCCTAACTGTGTGAAGGCTAAGCAGCTGTTAAACACGCACGGTAAAGATTTCTTTGAATATAAGTTGAATGAAGACTTTACTAGAGAGATTCTTCTATCAAAGTTTCCAGAAGCAAAGACGTTTCCCGTCATCGTCATCGATGGCATGAACATCGGCGGCTACGACCATCTCTTTAAGTACATCACCGAAGAGAGAATGGACAACCGTAAGCTTCTAGTTGAAGATTATTTTGGAGCATAAAATGGCTTATGAACGAAATACACTATTAAAAGATCTTCAAGAAAATGTATGTGAAGTGTTCTTCACCAAAGTAAATGGTGAAAAAAGAGCGATGCGATGCTCACTCAGAGAAGATCTACTTCCTCAGTCATACGCTCTGACTGAAGCAGCCAAAGTTAAAGACTTTCATAATAAGAATGAAAACGTTCTGGCAGTGTGGGATCTACAAGAGAACGGTTGGCGTTCTTTTCGTATCGACTCTATCGAATACGTTCAAGTGGTAGATACTTACTGATGATAACCGGAATTACATTTGGAGCGTTTGACCTACTACATGCCGGTCACATTGCTATGCTCACTGAAGCAAAACAAAACTGTGACTGGCTTATAGTAGGACTACACACCGATCCAACAATAGATAGACCCCACTCAAAGAATAAGCCAGTACAGTCTACGTTCGAGAGATATGTTAAACTTTCTGCTATTAGATATGTAGATAATATTATTCCATATGATACTGAACAAGATCTAATTAATATGTTGTCGATGCTCTGTATACAAAAGAGATTTATAGGTGCTGATTATTATCAAAATAAAGAAATAACTGGACTTAATATCTGTAGAGTAAGAGACATACAGATAGTATTTCTTGAAAGATATCATAACTTTTCTACAACTGAATTGAGAGAAAGATGCAAAAAGCAGTCTTTTTAGACAAAGATGGTGTGATCAATCATCTAGTATTGAGACCTGACGGGCGGATGACGTCACCGTGGACTCTATCTGAGTTTTTAGACAGTATCTATCCACATGTAAGAGAGTCTATTCAATCTTTAAAAGATATGGGCTTTATGGTATTTGTGGTAACTAATCAACCCGGCGTATTAGATGGTGAGATGCTTATAGTTGAACTTGACTCTATCTGTGAATATCTAGAAGAACAGATGGGAGTCAATCATGTGTTATACGCTCTCAAGAAAGATACTAATCTTTATAAGCCTAATAATGGAATGATAGAGTCTCTGATGCGTATCTATGAAATAGACTCTCAAGGCAGCTATATGGTCGGTGATCGCTGGAAAGATATCGTTCCAGGAAATAAAAGTATGTTGACTACTATATTGGTTGGTAATGAACACGATTATGATCCACCAGAAGAATATATAGATATGAGTGAACCTTATCATGTCGCGACGGATTTAGCCGCCGCGGTCGCTATAATCGAAATGGAGTTTAAGAATGGCGTTCGTTGAGGAAAATGAGATCTCTGCTAAGTCGCAGGGTGGTACTGAGATAACAAAGAGAAGTATTGGTAAGAAAGTCTCTCCTGAATTAGCAGAAGATTTTCAGATTATTCCTTCTCGCATTCGCGATCTACAAGAAGACAAGATCCGCGTATATTGGGCTCATGATCTGGCACAAGATCCAGAGTGCGCGCACTTTAAAGAAGAGCACAGCAAAAATAGATTTCATAAGATGGTGTTCTCTTCTAATTGGCAGCTTCAAGACTGGTGTCTTCGTCTTGGTATTCCAATGGATTCTAAACTTCAAGTTATTGAAACTCCAATTGAACCATTTGAAAAAGTAGAGAAAGATAAAGATCAAGTTAATCTTATATATTTCTCCACCCCGCATCGTGGATTAGAACTTCTTTATCCCGTGGTTGACGCTCTAAGTAAGAAATACAACAACATTCATCTGCATGTATTTTCTTCATTTAAGATCTATGGTTGGGCTGATGCTGATAAACACTTTGAACCATTATATGAACAGATTGGTAATCATCCAAACATGACATATCATGGTTTTGCTCCACAGGAAAAACTAAGAGAACATCTATTGGCTTCTCATATTTTAGCGTATCCATGTATCTGGCAAGAAACTTCATGTCGTGTTCTTATGGAATCAATGTCGGCTGGACTACTCTGTGTTCATCCTAATCTTGCTGCTCTTCCAGATACAGCCGGCGGTATGACGTTCATGTATCAGTGGGAACAAGATACCAAGAAACATGCAGAAATATTTTATAAGTATATGGACAAGGCTATTCAGGAAGTGAACAATCCAGATATACAGAATTATCTAAAGTTTGCTAAGGCATATGCCGACACTAGATTCAATCTTGATAGAATTAGTTCTCAGTGGGAGTCTCTAATGGTAGAGCTTAGGGAACAGTATCCTACCACTGAATCTAGAAAATTACCAGCAGAGATGTTTACGTATAGAACATGATAGTAACAAAGACACCACTCAGGATCTCCTTCTTTGGAGGAGGTTCTGACATTCCTCAGTTCTACGAAGAGAACGAAGGAATGGTAGTATCTACAGCAATTAATAGTTATATCTATTTGGCAGTTAATCGCTGTGTCGCCAACCATATTAGAGTTATCTATTCTGTGCTAGAACAGACAGATAATTTAGATGACGTTAAGCACGATAGAGTCAGAGAGACTCTTAAACACTTTGAATTTCCATCACATATAGAAATTGCATCTTTTTCCGATGTTCCGGTTAAAGGAACTGGATTAGGTTCATCATCCACATTTACAGTTGGTTTGATTAATGCTATCTATAGAATTATTCATAATAAGAATATAGATCATAAAGAATTAGCAGAACTTGCTTCATATATTGAAATTATTAGATGTTCAGAGCCAATTGGAAAGCAAGATCAATATGCTGCAGCATATGGTGGATTTAATGCCATATATTTTCATGGCAATGAAACAAGAGTAAAACCAGTTGATATTGATGCTAGTGCTATGTATGAATTAGATAATAATCTACTAGCATTTAATACAGGAATAAACAGACAAGCATCTTCAGTACTGTCAAAACAAGTAGAAAATTTAAAAAATAATGTTAATGTAGAGCAGACTAAAGCTATGGTAGAGTTAGCTAGAACTTCTCTTAAATTATTGCAGAAGAAGAGAATTGATGATTTTGGTAATCTTCTTGATCAAGGTTGGCAAATAAAGAAACAACTTTCTGATAATGTAACTAATCCTGTTATAGATGAAATGTATGAAAAAGCCATGAAAAATGGCGCTCTTGGAGGTAAAATACTTGGAGCTGGTGGTGGTGGATATTTATTAGTTTATGTTCCAGATAAACAAAAAAATAGAGTATTAGAATCTATGAAGAGTTATCAAAGATTTAAATTTAGATTTGCAAAACATGGATCTACATTGGAGCTTGTATAATGCTTAAAGAATATCAACAGATGATTAATGATGCTTTGAATACTGTTGACGAAATTGAATTAACAAAAGTTATGAATGTATTAACTTATTGTGCAATTCATAGACATCCAATACTTACTATTGGTAATGGTGGCTCAGCTGCAATTGCCGATCATTGGTCTTGCGATCATACTAAAGGAGTAGGAGAAGATACTGATTTTACTCCTAATACAAGAAATCTCGGTTGTAATATGTCATTAATGACTGCAATCGCTAACGATTTTAGTTATGATGAAGTATTCTCAAAACAAATTAAATATGCCCAAGATGATTATGCTGTTGTTCTTGCAGTTTCATCATCTGGTAACTCTCCTAATATCATTAAAGGTCTAAAGCAGGCAAGAGAAGAAAACTTTGGTACTATAGCATTTGTTGGATTTGGTGGTGGTGCAATAGTAAAAGATAATCTTGCTGACCAGATTATACATGTTAAATATGATAACTACGGAATTGTGGAAGATTGTCATCAGATTCTTATGCATGTTCTTGCACAAAATATTCGTAAGATGTACTCTAACAAACCATGTTCTTCTCTTAAATTATAAATAGATTGACAGCTCCTAAGATATAGGATATAATAAAATTATGAATAGTAATAATGTAATTGTTTTCCCTAGAGAAAATAAGAATATTAAAAAGATGATTTCTATAGAAGAAATCAATGAAAATGTTGAACAAATGAACCTATATCATATACAGGAGACTATAACTAATCTTATACCAATTATTTTTACTCAACTTGAAATTGCTGGGTTTTATCCAGATGAAGAAGATCTAGAAGACGATATTAGAGATGGAGCTTTCTTTGTAGAAGCTTTAAGATCTATGCTTTGTAAACACTATGATATATATCATCCTCTTCAAAGAGTTACTGAACAATTATTTGAAGAAGATGAATCTGAAGATGGTTCTCTAAAGATAGTAGACGAATTACACGTAAACTTGAGAGAAGACAAAAGCGAGGAATAAAGTGATTATTGTTGATTTGAATCAGGTTATGTTATCTAACCTGATGGTTCAGCTGGGAAACCATCTGAATGCAAAAGTTGAAGAAAATATGGTAAGACATATGGTATTAAATTCCATTAGATCTTACAAACAAAAATTCACAGCCGATTATGGTGAACTGATCATCGCCTGTGATAATACCAATTATTGGCGTAAACAGTTATTTCCATACTATAAGGCCAATCGTAAAAAATCAATCTCAGAGTCAGAACTAAACTGGAAAGACATCTTTGAGTGTATGAATAAGATTCGTGCAGAACTCAAAGAATTCTTTCCATATCGGGTAATTGATGTGGAATCAGCAGAAGCTGATGACATTATTGGCACATTGGTTGGTGAATTCGGCCAATATATAAATACTGGTACAAAGATCCTCATTCTCTCGGGAGATAAAGATTTTATTCAGTTGCATCGTTTTAATAATGTTAATCAATATGATCCAGTCAGAAAGAAATGGATTAAACATGACGATCCGGATAGGTTCTTAAGTGAGCATATCATGAAAGGAGATACAGGTGATGGTGTTCCAAATGTACTATCAGATGATAATTGCTTTGTCATTGGTACAAGACAGAAACCACTAACGGCAAAAAGAATGGAACAGCTATTAATTAGTATTCCTGTAAAAGATTGTGACGAGAAGACATATCGTAATTTTTGTCGTAATAGGCAACTCATAGATCTTAACTATATTCCAAACGAAATTAAAGAAAAAGTATTAATTCAGTATAATGAACAGATCGGTAAAGATCGTTCAAAACTGATGAATTATTTTATGGTAAACAAATTAAAAAATCTAACTGAATATATCAGTGAGTTTTAAGGAGAAAACAATGCAGATTGGATTGTATGAATTTTTAGAAAAGGTATCAAAATTAAAGAAGACACAAGAGAAGATTGATGCTATTAAATATAATGATAGTGTTCCTCTTCGTATTATTCTTCAAGGTGCATTTGATCCAAGTGTAGTATGGCTATTACCACCAGGAACTCCACCATATAAGCCAAACGAATTAGTAGATCAACAACATGTTCTAATTAAAGAATGTGAAAAGCTTCGTTACTACATTAAAGGATTTCACGATAGTCTTGCTCAGACAAAAAGAGAGACTATGTTTATTGAGTTACTCGAGAGAGTAGATCCTAATGATGCTAAACTTCTTTGCGCTATTAAGGATAAGAAGATGCCGTTTAACGGTATTACTCTACAACATGTTAAAGAAGGTCTACCGGGGTTAATTGCATAATGAGTAAGATGACAATTAAGAAATTTCGTAAAAATGATTATTCACACGAAGAAGACGAATACCGTCATGCTCCAAGCGAATACTTGAAAAAGAGAAAAGAAAAAAGAGTTGAACACGCTCTTCGTACAAAAAACATCGATGAGCTGCTCGAGGCGGAAGATGATTATGATTATGATATCGAAGATAATAACTGGAAATACTGATGCCTACTTATAAGTTTATAAACAATGATACAGGTGAAGAGTATGAGGAGTTCATGAAGATCTCCGAACTTGATTCGTATTTGGAATCAAATCCAAATGTTACTCAACAAATAACGGCTCCTGCACTTTCTTCTGGCAGAGGAATGGTTAAACCAGATTCTGGATTCCGTGACGTGCTTAAACAAATAAAGAAGAATGCTAATAAAGGAATTACAAGGAGCACTATTAATACTTTTTAAGGGGAATAATGGAAGAAGAATCAAGAACAAGAAGATTAACTCGTAGAGAGAAAAGACTTCTTCGCCAAGGACACCAACAAAAAGAGAATTTTCAAGAAAAGGTAAACTTTAAACTTAAACACATCGATCCACTTACCGAAAACCAGAAACTCACATTTCAGGCTTATAACCAAGGCAAACACCTTATGCTTCTTGGTTCAGCCGGTTCTGGTAAGACATTTCTATCAACATATCTTGCTCTTAAAGAAGTTCTGAATGGGTCTGAAGAATATAAGAAAATATATATCTGTAGATCTGCTGAACCTTCAAAAAATGTTGGGTTTCTTCCAGGAAATCTAAAAGAAAAGACTAAAGTATATGAAGCTCCCTACCAAGCTATATTCACGGAGTTATTTGGTAGAGGTGATGCCTATGATTACATGAAGAATAAGAATATTGTAGAGTTTATATCTACTTCTTATATTCGTGGTATTACCCTTGAAAACTGTGTTGTTATTGTTGACGAAACACAAAATTTGATATGGAATGAGGCATATGCCACTGCAACTCGTATTGGTAAGAACTGCAGAATTATATTCTGTGGCGACTACCGTCAGAGTGATATTAGAAATACTTATAGAGAAGACAATAGAAAAGAAGATATTCTTAAATTCATTGAAGTTATTAAAAGAATGAAATCATTTGCCATGGTTGAATTTACTCATGATGAT